GACCCAAGAAACTCAGCTAAGGGAGTGATAGTGGCGGACTGGTACGTATGTACTATAATACATATGTACTACTAGATTGTAACATTCAGCTGCTTAGTACATTTGTACTATAGGTATATATACTTATAAAAAAAGCATATAAATCCCCTGAAATGCATAAGCAAATCTTATAGTATATTTGTACTACTAAGCATAAAATTTAAAAATTGTCAAATCATAAGCAAATCTTATAATAGGTATTATTACTCTTAATATAACATAATCCACATTTAGTGCAAGTATTTGTTAGTAAACCCACAGATGTCGCCAGAGAGAGTCCCCGCATGCTCTCCTGATTTTGTCAATAGGTATTTATACTCAGTTGTGCAACTTCCTGGAATGTCACAAGTACACTTGTACTACTCGCGGGGCTACCATACATCCCTGATTTTGTCAATAGGTATAAATACCTGATGCGATAGTGGTAGTACAAATGTACTAGCCCCGCAAGGTACCACAAAAATTGTCAAGTGTCAATGTGCCACTTAACATTCTGTCACAGCGTATAAAATGACGCGGGGGGGTGTAGCAAATGGCGTGTACGTATTATCCCCACAAACAATTTTGTCAAAATTTAAGACCCCCTTACTTCTTCCATATCCTGTTGAGATGCTGTCTTTGCAACTCAGTTCTTATTTCGGCTAAGGTTTTTAGTGGCCAACGGTTAATCTTTAGTGCTACTCTAAATCTTCTATACCATCTACTCTTCTTCAACCTCTGCCATGCTTGTTGTATCGTCATGGTCGTACTGTACGTAGGTGCTATAGAGTTAGTAGTAGGTGGTTAATAGTAGCACGAGCGGGTAACTCGTGTAGTAGAGGGGGAGTGATAAAATCATCTTCCCCTCTTGACCGCTGTTTCCACCCACGAGGAGCACCACTTCCCCGTGTATTATGAGGGGGTATCTCTACATCCAAGTCATATCATTACCTCTAGCCAACCCTCTAGCTTCTTTACGTTGGTCTAAATCCAACCCCAATACCATATGATTAGCTTCTGCTTGAGGGTCATCCATCCATGCCTCTAGGTGGTCTAACCACTCTTCTTTTCGTCTGTCTTTTATCTGTTGTTGAGCGGATATGGCGAGGGCATCTGTGAACCATTTAACGCCCTGGGCAAGGGCATCAATTCTGTCGTCATGTCTGACAGCCCCTCGCTCGCGGCACATCCTGCTGATTTGGTAAGCAAGCATGTATTGGAATCTATTTTCAGTTGCCTCATTTTCATTAGACGAATAATCCCACTTAATGACGGCAGGATCAACCACAAGCCTATGCTGGTTAAAGACAGGCTCAAGGCTACTAATAATACGCTCTTCTTTACGGACATTTGCTCTAGTCTCCTCTATATCTATGTCTGTTTTTGTCGTCTGACAATGTTTTCTAAATAGCTCTGATACAATACCATCGCCAAAGTTGCTCTCGATGAGCAGTGTACTCGCACCATACTTACGGCATCTCCTTAATATGTCTAATAATGTTTTGTCGCTATAACCGTCCTTAGAGGCGTAAACCTCATGTAGGTATATAAAACCATTTAACTGTGATAAGAAGCATGCTACAGTCTCGTCTGAGCCCCTTCCAGAGGGGTCTACCGAGCATATAGTCTCTGTATACTCACACCACTCTCCTTGCACCTGCATAGGGCTGTAATAGTAGTCTCCTGGGAGCCCCGCACAAGGTAAATCTTTGACTATATTGTCTGGACTAGAACACCAAATGATGTTTTCGGGTGCATGTGTGGGGTTTACGGGTGTGACTATAAGGTCTGCAAATTTTAATGGGAACTTTTCTGCGTCAGACAGTGTAGTGTCTAGCATAAACTGCAACATAAAGTTGCTACGTCCCATAGATGCTTCTCTATCTAGTAAGTCCTCCTCTTTAAACCTTGTATCTGTAGGTTGCCAAGCTAGGTCTTTCTTTTCCAAGTCCTTTGCTAGTTGCGGTGCAAGCAAGCCATCATACATAGCTACCTTGCGAGGGTATCTAGCTGGCCATACAAAAGGTCTATAGCTACGTTCTCGTAGTTTATTGTAGACAGTAAAAGTGGTTTGAGGAGTTCCCAAGAACATAATCCTAGAATCACGCTTAGGAGTAAGGATAGACTCACATTCAGTAACCAACTGTAAAAGTTTTTCACGTTGTAGTTCTGTCATACTGTTGTTAGGTACTTCGACATCATCTAGTACCATAAGGTCAGCTCTAGATCCTGTGAGCTGTCCTGTAATACCCACAGACTTAACTGAGGGTGCTTGGTGCGGGGCTGCTGGCCCTACATCAAATGATATACGTGACCAACGCTGGTCATCATTCTTAGGTTTTAACTGCGATAACCAAGGTACTTCTAGTATTAGTCTTTGACAGAAGATTGAGAATGAGTCTGCTCTATCTTTTGAAGCAGAGACGACCATAATCTTTTTATCTGGGTTATTGAATAAAGTCCAAAGGACAAATGCAGCAGTAATCCAAGACTTACCAACGCCACGAAACGCTTGGATTTGTAATCTTTTTGGGCCATTTTGTAAATACTCAGCGATACATAGTTGTGCTCTAGTAGGAGCGGGTAGGTTTAAGTGTGTCCAAACAGCTGTAAGAAAATACCTAAAGTCTTTTTGGAGTTGTTTTTCAATAGTTGTCATCTTTTGGTATCTGTTGATATGTAAATCCGTTAGCGTTGTTATTTAAAAATAACTGTGCTTCTATATTACGTCTGTTTTTTAAGCCTTGATTAGGTTTACCGCCAGAATTAAAGTATAAACCCATAGCGTTTATGATTCTATTTGTATCACCACTTGCTATAGCTTTACGTAATATTCTATTTTCTGGTACATCAACAACATTTGTCCCAGTATTAAAAGCAAAAGATACAATAGCACCTTTTTGATTTGGGCTTAAATCACCATATATTGGGTAATTTTCTAAAAAATGAGAATCTATTTCAATTATCTTATCTTCAAGTATTTTTAATGATTCTTCTTCTGTAATTGTAGTTTCTGGTGTTACAGGTTTACCGTTTATATACTCAAACCCGTGTCCTATAGTCCAATTACCAAGACTGCCATCATCATTCTTAACTCTATATGGTTTTTCTCTAAACCCACCTTCTAGGTTTGATATAAATTGTTTAGTTGTATCCATCCAACCGTAATCATCTATATCATACCTGTCATATTCAGTCTGGTTTTCTTCCATATTCTATGCTCATATCATTTAATCCTTCTACCTCGGAAGGTAAGATTTTGACCCCTGGTTCACTACGCCAATCCTCACAAAAATCACATAGTTTGTTGTATTTTTCTACAGCATCATCTACAGCTTTTTTAGCTTTGTAGTCTATGTATTTAGGTTCTAGCCATAACAAAAACCACACCATAGCCCAACGTAAGGGCTTAGGTGTAGTGTATGCAATGTCTTTGAGTTCTTGTAATAGTAACTTATTAGGGTGAAATAGTTTGTTCACTAATCCAATTTAAAATTAAGTTTTCTCTAAAAGGGTTTGGCGGGAACGTAGTACGAAACCACGTTAGCCAGTTCATACTTCCTTTTTCTTGATTACATCGTCTACAGGCAGGAACGCAGTTTGTAGACATGTGACTGCCACCCAAACATCTGGGACGCACATGGTCAATGGTAAGATCAAATTCATGATGTTTTTCTCCGCAATAAATACATTCATAGTTGTTTGCCTCCTTAATAGCTTTTCTCCAGAGTTTTTTAGCGTCTGTTGATGTCATGACTATTAAGTTTTGTGTGTAATCTTTATAAGTAGGAAGTAATGGTGTCATTTTTTACCACGATTTCTTGCTCTGTTTGCTGAAACACTTTCACGTACTAATCTTCCTGACTTAGTGTGTGAAAAATCCTTACCGCCCTTACCTTCTGCCCCCGCTTTTCTACGGGCTCTCTTAAGTTCCACCCTATAGGCGATGGCTTCTTTGGATTTGTTACGCTTTCTGTTGTATGCGTTTTTCTTTGCTCTGGATGCGGGGTTATCCCTGTAGTTTCTTGCACTTCGTTTAAGTTGTTTACGTGGTAGTCGTCTAGGAGCCATTATTTTATTACCGATCTTTGTACTGTGTCAAAATCGACAGTTGGCATAATGTCTGCTAGTTGAGATAAAGGTGACGTGTCAAACGCTACACCTGTTATATCGTTCTTATAGAGCCAGTCAGCAGCAGCTTTTAGGTCAGCGGTAGTAGCTTCACCGCTACGTATTCTGTCTATAAGCTCAGTTGTAACTAAATTATGTAATTCGTTAAACTGTTTTTCTCCTGCTCTTTTACTCAACTTTTAATCCTCGTTTAATAAATTCTACTGCCTTGTCATCAAGGTCATTATCGCTTTCTTTGGATAACTTTTCTAATAAGTCAACTACAAATAGTTTAAATTTCTCACTTTTTAAAAAAGTTAAAACGATTGGTTTTAGTAGTGCTAACATCTTCTTTAATTAATGATTGTATAGGTACGATGTCTTGGCACATGTGAGCTACACGACTGCCAGGGTATATCGTAAACCCTTTTTGTTGTAGTTCTGCACATTTAAGTGCACGAACAAGCTCGTAGTCAAGCCTCATCTTTTCTTCTTGTCTCTTAGCTATTTCTTGACATTGTTTAGTCAAGTCACGGTTAAGTGGCACTGAAAAGTTTATTTGAAAACCCCAGTTCTCTGATATGACATAACCCTCTGGGTCATATGGTGAGGTGTCATTACCCATGTAAAAGGGGCTAAACGTCATTGTTGATCCGTTACAAGATATGGCAGAACCATATTGTTGTCTAGACGGTGCTCCATTATTTTGAAATTGCACAGCCTGATTGGTAACATTTCCTGTTGCCGCTGCCACAGGGTTGGACGAGTTATTGGTGTCTCCTTCCGCATATACTGGTGTTATTGTGAGAATACAGAGAGCGAGGTAGTAGTAGAGTTGATTGTATAGTTTCTTGTGGTATCCCATTGTTCTACTAATCCAGCTGATCTTGATGTGGTTTCTAGTGACCAAGGTAGTGTAGTGTCAGTAACAGTAAATACTGCATCGCCTCCAGCGATACCAGCACTAGCTGATGCTGTAATATTAGACCCATTCCAAGTCTTTACTTCAGCACCAAATACTTGACGTTGTTCTACTTCGGTTATGGTCTGTGTGGTTGTGGTCGTTGAGTTCATCGACCCTGTGGTAAACTGAGGCGTAACGGTATTAGCATATGCACCTGCAGGTAGCAGTAGCATAGCAATAAGTAGTTTTTTCATTGTTTGGTTTTTTCTTCTTTAACCTTCTTACTATTACCAGTAGAAAGACCAAATGTGGCCAAAGCTCCAGTAAAAATCGAGGCTACGAACGTGATGTCGGACGATGCACCCAAAGGTTTTTTGACCATAGGTAACTCAACATAGTTAAGAGTAATAATAAAACCAGACCAAACAACAACTCCTAAACGCACAATCGCACCTAAGATTGCCATTTGTTCATCGTGGTCATCTACATTTTCTTTGAACTTTTTTAAGAAACTTTTGGGTTGTCCTTTGATAACTTTATCTTCTTCCATGCTGTTTTAAGTATTGGCTTCATAGCTGTAACAACCCATTTAAAAGCTGCTGTTGCAGTTAGGGTTGCAGCGACAGAAACAACTGCCGTAGTAGAAGCCGTTATAAGTATTTCATTTTCTGGTAAAGGCATTTTGAAGTCCGTAAACGGTATGTCAACTTGCCTTATGCCAGTAGGTGTTTCTTCTGTAGCCTCTGGTTCTGTACCCTCTGGCTCTCTAAGATCGCTAGGAGGTACTACCAGAGGTACATAACTAGGAACGTCAGCAGTAGGTAGTGGTATAGATATAGTTTCAAGCGGTATCCCATTTGGTAATACTATGGTAGGTGTTTGCACTATGGTTTAGGATACTTGTCCTTAATAGCTTTAATATCTGCCTTCCAAGCGTCTATACCAGAATGATAGATTTTGTCAAGCTGATCTTCCCAAGAAGGATACTCTTTTTTTCTTTGTCTTTGATACTCTAAAGCTGCATACGCATCATCTAGTGATTTACGAGCTGCTGCTACTTTAACTGCATCTATTGTTACTTCTTTACCATCTTTATCAAACGCTCCTCTAGAGTCGTCTATTTCTACTACGATACCTTTATAGCTTTCGTAGATTGCTTCATGATCTAATGCCATAATAAATAATAATTGTGATTAGGGTGCTAGTTCTATTGCTGTTATTGTTGAGGCTGTTCTTACACCATACTGTCCACTATCTGATTGGTTTCTGTTAAAATAAACAGTATTCCCATCATTACCACGAAACCTAAGTTTATATGTAACATTACCAGTTGTTGCTGGACTATCAAGTTTAACATATGTTACACCGTTAGTTCCGTAATAACCTTCACCTGTACTGTTTCCTCCAGAGTATCCACCAGACGCACATGATTCTTTTCCAGAGGCAGCATCCCCTCCTAGTATGCTATTATTATTGCCATATGTTAAAGCAATAAAGTGTGAGTCATGTCCAGAACACGTACCAACAAAACAAACAACAAGCACTTTGTTTGCTGAATTTGATACATTTATTGTAACTGACATTCCTGAGACATCAACAAAACTTGTAGAAGTAGTTGAAGCAACTGATGTTTTTAGTGTTGATTCATAATTTACAATTTTACCTCCAACACCACTAGCTAACTTAGCAGCTGTAATTGAACCGTCTGCTATACTTGTATCAACTGTTGCAAATGATAATACACCACTTCCATCAGTTTTCATAAACTGACCAGTAGTACCATCTGACGTAGGTAATGTAAATTCAGATGAACCACTTGCTGTATGTTGTAATTTATTTGTTTGTAATTTACTCATTATCCAGCTCCTTGAATTTCCATAACTCTTATAGTAGATATTGCTGTACCGTTATAGTTTGCATCTTGACCTACATAGGTTCTGTTTACATACATAGTACCTCCTGCATAACTGTGGACTTGTAATTTATATGTAACTTGTGATGTAGTATTGTAAGTATTATCTGCAGCAAAAAAAGTTGCAGGAAAAATAGTATATTGTCCATTAGATGGATAAAGATACCAATGGCTAAGTCCTTCCATTACACTACTTTGAGAACCATCTCCGTATGCAATAACATTACTGCTTGATCCAACAGTTCTTACCATTCTAGTAGTGTAATGATAACCGTCAGGGCCACTAAAATGTAATACTCCATCTATTAATATCGTACCATTTGAAGTGGTTGGTGTAATATTAACAGACATACCAACATCGACAAAACTACCACCAGACATACTATAACTACTAATATTAGTTTTCATAGAATATTGGACTTGTGTAATTTTACCTTGAAATACACTATTTGCAAATTTAGCTGTTGTAATCGAACCGTCAGCAATACTTGTATCGACAGTACCAAAAGATAAATTTCCTGACCCGTCAGTTTTTAAAAATTGATTACTGCTACCGTCAGCTACAGGTAGTTTAAACTCTATATCTGCACTATCTGTTGTTGAAGCTGGAGCATTTAAAGATACTGAACCAGCTGATGAACCATTTAATTTTAATGTCATACTGCTACCTCCATTGCTATAATTGTTGATATTGCTCTCATACAATAGTTATAGGCTTGATCTGTATGACCTCTATTAAAGGTAATGGTATAACCTCCACCTGTATCCATAACTTGTAATTTATATGTTATTGCAGCTGTTGTACCATGATCTGTGTCAACCATATGAAAAGGTTGGTTTGTGTTACCATAGCTATCATGGTTTCCAGCCCTATATAAGTTACCAGACCAGCCTGGAGTTTGGTTAGATTGTAATGAAGTCCCAACAAATCCAGAAGGAGTACTTTCAGTACCACCTATAAATCTGCTAAATTTTAATGAACAATATTGTTGGTGACTTTCCATATTTATATGTCCAAATAAATAAATATGATTACTTGATGAAGTAGGAGTAATTGTTATTTCATAACCAGACACATTGCTATATCCAGTACTCATAACTTTACTTGAAGGGCCTGTAATTACAGTTTTTACAGCTTGGACTATACTACCTTCTGTAATTGTAGATTTTGCACTTGTTACTGCATTATTGGCAATTTTGCCTGTAGATATTGCTAAATCAGCAATCTTTGCTGTAGATACTGCATTAGCAGCGAGCGTATCACTGTCTACTACACCATCTGGCAAACCACCGACAGCAACTCCTGTTATAGTGCCATCTCCGTGAAATGTTATTGGCATAATTATACTATTGTGTATGTACTACCCGAAGGTATAGTTAATGTTACCCCAGTATCGACAGTAATAGGGCCAGCACTCATTGAGTTTTTAGTAGTGCTTGTTGTAAAGTTTGATGTTATGGTTTTATTATTTTCATATATACAACCGTTTGCTACTGTTGGGTCTATTCCTGTTAAGGAAGAACCATCAATAGCTGGTAATGCACCTTGTAAATTAGCTGCTGTTAAATTAGTTAAACTGCTAGCATTAAGGGCTGGTAATGTACCATTAATATTTGCCGCAGGAATATAAGTTAAGTTAGCAGCACTTGCAGTAGGTAAAGTTGCAGGGAATCTATCGTCAGGTATAGTTCCAGATGTTAAATTAGATGCACTTAAATTAGTTAAATCTATTGTTCCAAAACTTAAAACACCACTACCATCAGTTTTTAGGAATTGTCCGTTAGTACCATCAGCAGAAGGTAAAGTAAATTCAACATTACCAGATAATGTATCTACAGGTTTAAATTTTACTTTATAAGCTGTTGTTCTATCTCTAAACATCAACTTACTAACAGCACCAGATGTTCCTTGAACTGTTACACCTTCCGTATCAGCCAAAAATCTTTGTACTGGAGTACCACTTTGGTCATAAAGACTAATAATTTCAGTTTGTGATGTTACAACATTACCAAAACTTAAAGCACCACTACCATCAGTTTTTAATGCTTGACCATTAGTTCCATCATTATCTGGAAGAGTAAGAGTATAACTTGCTCCAGCACTGTGAGCTGGTGATTTTATTTTAACACCGTGAGTGTTAGCTGAACAATTAAGTTGTAATGTACCATCATTACCGCCAGCACCTCTAATTTCTATAGCACCTGTTCCGTTAGGTGATAACTTAACATTTCCGTTGGTTGTGCTTGTATTGATTTCGTATGTTTTTACATCTAATCCCGAACTAAGTTCTGGGTCTGTGTCAGCAGAAACAATACCTGTAGCAACAAACTCTAAGCCATCAGCATTACTATTAACCTTAACAACTTTTCCAGCTCCACCTGTAAAGTTTGCTGGTGTGTCTGTAAGACCAGCAAATGAAGTTGTTACAGTAACAAACTCAACTGCATTACCAGCGGAATTAATTTTTAAAGTTTTATTAGCAGCACCACCGTAGTTAGCTGGAGTATCACTTAATCCTGTAAATGTAGAACTACCTCCGCCAGCTCCACCACTATCATCGGCAATAATAAATTCAGATGCAGAGGCATCATATTTAAGTATTTTACCGTCAGCTACACCAGAGGTATTTACATCTGATAAAGAGTTTAAAGAACCTAAGTTAGCAAGTTTTGTTTTCTCTGCATCAGTAAACTCGTTAGTATTGGCATTAGCTTCGTATGCTGTTTTGATTTCTGCATTGGTCTGGTCTGCCGTAGCTCCAGTTTCTATACCCGCTAATTTAGTTTGTTCAGCGTCTGAAAATTCATTAGTATTAGCGTTAGCTTCATATGCAGTTTTAATTTCTGCATTAGTTTGGTCAGCTGTAGCACCATCCTCTACGTTAATCATTGTACGTAAAGCACTTGGAGTTATTTCTTCTATAACACCAGCACCAGATGAATCTCTACCTAATACTCTGTTAGTAGCTGAAACATCTTGTATTTTTTCATAAGTAACTTGATCGTTAGCTATATGTTCAGTATCAATACTACCAGCAACATAATGTTCAGAATTTATAACATCATCTTGAATGTTATCTCCATCAATTATATCATTAGCTAAATGAACGTGCTCAATAGAACCATCTACATACTGATCGCTGTCTACAGAATTAGCAGACATGTGCTCTAAATCAATCGAACCCGCTGCATAATGTTGAGAGTTTATTGTATCATCAGGTATCTTGTTTGCAGTAACTGAATTATCAGATATATCATTTTCTACAATAGTACCAGCAACAATATGGTCACTTGTAATAAAGTTTGTACTAGGTTGATCTCCTCTAAACAAAACACCTTCAATAGTTAGTGCTTTGTTTCTACCGTCTTGTGCTGTAAAGTTAGACTCAGTAGAGGAGTTATTAAGATCTGTGGCTCTTATAGTACTACCACTTGCAAAAGTTGTATATGAACTGTCTGCATCTCTTGTCCTACGCTCACAGAATACTACTGCACCTTGCGGTAGGGCAGAGTTGAACGTAATTGTATTGTTATCAGTGGAAAGCGTGTAGTTGTATAAAGTTGTACCCGCTGTAACGGCAGGAAAGTATAATCCGTCTGTGTTGTTCACCTGTGGGTGAGTAGAGTCTGCAGTACTACCAGTAGACTGGCGTAGCTGTAGCACTCTAGTACCACCCGACAATGTGACATAAACATCTAGATCATCTTGGTTATTCAGTTGTATTCCGACAGGACTAAATACAGTTGTAGTTGCATTAGTCGTGGCAGAGAAAAGTTTTTTAGTTGTAACTGCCATTGATAATCAATGTTATTTTGGAAATTTGTTTATTAAATATTCTACTGTATTAAAATTACCTTCTTTTGTTAAAGATTTTTGAGCTTTAGATACTGCTAATCTTTGATCTAAGTCTGGATACTCATACCTAAGTTGTTTAATAGCTCTTTCTTTAGCTCTATTAAATATTTTTCTTACTGCATTATAGAAAGGTGTATCACTAATTCTAGCACCATCTCTATTAAGTAAACCTCTATCTTTATAATCTTGTACTTGTGCTTTAAATTGAGAGTTATTAATCAATTTTTCTAAGTCATTTCTAAAGGTTACATCCATAGACATAAATCTTTGAAGCTCTGACCTTTCAAAACTTGTTAAAGGTAGACCATTATACTGAGTAACCTCATCTGGTAGGTTAAAATTAATGTCCATTAGTGCCTGTTTAACAGGATCACCTTCAGCCATGTTTATTGCTACAGGGCTAACTGCATTAAATATACGTAACCAAGGAAAGTTTGCATTAGGTATGAACTTTTTACCAGACCTATCCTTAGATAGTATGTCATATTTAGCTGGTAAAGAGTTTTTTAGACCCGCAT